CATAAATCTTATTGTGTAACATTGCTAAAATTGCTTTTTCTAAATTGCTTAATCTCGTATCAACCGAATCTTTATCTTCTTTCATTTTATTTAGCTTCATTTTAAAAAAACCATAAAAACTAAATCCTGTTACTGCAATCAATGCAGCATTGGCTCTTAAAAAATGTTCAAGCCAATATGTAGTCTTGTCTATCCACTCCACTCATCGCTACCACCTTTTCTCAATTTTTAACAAAACAAAAAGCCTAGCATTTGCTAGACTTGAACTTCTAAATCTTTTAAAATTTCAGATACATCGACTTTTAACTTTTCTGGTACTTGATCTAATGTTTTCTTTCCTTTAACAATCAACGTTGCATAAACAACAGCCATTTCAACGATCTCCTTTCTAAGTAAAAATAAAACTACTCTATTCTTGAATTTCTGAATCCAAGATAACTTGAACTTCTTCCCTGTAAATTTCTGGTACGTCTTCAATAGACTTCAACCCTTTTCGAATTAAACTCACATAGACTTGAATCATTTCCCTTACGACCCCTTTCTGAGTTCTACATCATGTTTTCCATAAGTTCGAACACTTCTACTAAAGCTACTTGTGTGTTCGTGACGTCTTCTTGTAGCTTCGTATTTTCTTTTCTTAATTCAGTAATAACTCTGTCTTTATCTTCTAACCATTTCATCTGAGCAAACTCAAAATAAGGATAACTATATTCCAGTGGAGGTTCTATAGTTACCCAATCTGGAGCTAAAGGCATATTTTCAGGTATTTCAAATTCGTTATACATTTTCCCTTGCTTATTTGGTTCAGCTAAAGGCACATAAACTTTACGCATTAACAACACTCCCTATTTTATTTGATAAGTCATACTACTAATTTCCACATAATTTGAAGCTGTCACACCAATGATTGCTGCAAATCTACCGAAAGTTGTCATTGATAAACGACATCCGTTACCGTTGTCAGCAGCACCATACCTCATGATAGTAGTTGCTGGGTAGATATTTTCTGGAATTTGAATAAACCATTGTTCTGAACCAGCATTCATTATCCCGGAATTTTTCTTAAATTGCCCACGGAAAACAATCTCCTTTGTACCATCTAGATTATAAATAATTCTATATTGAGGTGGGTTATCTTCGGCTATTGAATACCCTGTTCTCAATGGGAGTGTTATCCATGGTGTTTCTGTGAGGTTTGAAGCAAGTAACTGGCCAACAAAGCCATCATTAGCATTTGATAAAAGAATACCGTCTGGTGTAATCGCAAAAGCTTTTCTTACAGATGTTCCATCAGGTTGGTAAATAGTACTTGAGATAGCATCTGATGAATATTTCGCAACAAATCTATATGTTTTATCAATAAAACCAGATATGGTTACTTCTCCATTTTCTATAGTCATTTGTCCACTTGCTTTACTTTGATTGTTATAGATTAATGGAACATCAGTAAAGTAGTTAACAAACTTACCTCCAGTAAAAGAACCTCCTGTCACATCTCCTAAAACTGCTGAGATAGCTGCTAAATTATCAGCTTTAATATTAACTGCATAAAAAATAAACAACTCCCAAGAAGAACCGTTCCATCGTTTTAGTTGATTAGGGTTCTGACTGGTATCTTGCCACAACATACCGACATATCGTGAAGTTGGTTGCGTGTTCGTTACTGTTATTCCTGTTGGGTCTCCTTTAGGTCCAGTATTACCTGTTGCACCTTTATCTCCCGTCAATCCTTTATCTCCTTTAGGTCCCTGACTACCAGTTGCTCCAGTGCTACCTGTTTCACCCTTAGGACCTTGCGGACCAATAGAACCATTAACCCCGTTTTGACCCTGTTTATTTTTAACAACAATAACTTGTTTATCAATCTGAACACCTTTGTAAGTCGCTCTATAAATTGCCATTGCAGTATCTATTGTAATACTGGTTATCGTATAACGTCCGCTAGCATTGATTGAGCTAGACATTCCTGTTTCAGATACTTTTGTATAAGTGACACCACTAGCTAATTTACTTTGTCCCTCAAATACCACAAAATCTCCATAAGCTTTGGAGTAATCTGACACTACTCCTGTTGGTGTAGCTGATAGGATGATAGACTCGTTTGTTAATAAACCACTGATAACTTCCGTTGCATCTTTTCCGGGAGAACCGTCTTTACCTGGTATTCCTTGAGCTCCATTAATTCCATCTTTTCCTTTTTCTCCAGGTACTCCTTGTTCACCTTTTTGTCCATCTTTGCCTGGCAAACCATTTTCTCCATCTTTACCATCAATCGATACATAGCTGATACTATAGGCATGATTGATAGTCCCTTTTGACATAGTTGTACTTGTTCGAGTCCACAAGTACTTACCTTCAGGAACAACGGGTATTTCAACAGACCAATTAATCGGCACAGTGACATTATCATTACCAACTGAATAGGTAATTTCAGTCGATACCACATAATCAATATCTTTCTTAATATCAGCTATGATTTTGTCTAGTTCACTCATGTTACTCTCTAAATCAATAAAGTTACTGAATTTATATTCGTTTCTAGATGAATCATCATCATTAAATTTGTATTCAGTTACTCTTGCTGAAATCATGATAGGTGGTTTCATATCAAGTGCGACAATTTGAATATTATCTCCTATGCCGCAAGTGATATAACCTTTAGCTTCATAATCAATAATCGCATGGTCAATTTTCTTCAATCTAATTAACGCTTCTCTCCACAACGCATCCTGTGTTTTAGCTTGACTAGAATAGTCACGAACGATGTAACCATCAAACTCTCCATTTGCTTTATTAGGTAGGTCTACAAAGAAATTCTGATGACCTTTAACACTGAATATTTCAATCCTATCTTTTGGCGAGTAGTAAAGGATATTACCATCACCATCTTTTTCTTCGTAGTATTTACCTTTTAGAGTGAGAGCCACTTCGTTTGTTTCTTCACCTTTTGGACGTAAAGCTGTACCTAATTCAGATATGCTACCTTTACGTTCTAACTCTTCTAAATTATCAATTTCAGATGTTAAAAGTTCTTGTGGTTCAATAGCCCCCAAGTGCTTATAAACGTTTAGCACTATCTTTTTAGGACGAACTCCATCAAATTCGACTTCTAATTGTGCATCAGCATTATCAAATCCGTTTAATACAAACTGCAACATTTCAACGTTAGTGTGATTAGTTCCCTCAAATTCAAGAGTACGCTTCATATCAGCTATTTCATTGATTCCAATAACAATGCCAGTGTCACTAAATATCTTGCTCATATACCATGAAAACGGCTGTGGTGACGTTGCTTTAATTGGTGGAAATTCTTCTGACACAATATCAATCGTTCCTGAGAAACACGTCAATTTTTTATAATCATCGCTCAAACTATCGTCAGCATCGTAAATTGTAAACCAGTAATTTCTACCAGTTTTATCTGTACACATAATGTAATAGCCTTGTATCCAATGTTCAGCGTTTAAACTGTTAACCGCTACTTCGATATCAAGTGTTTCAAGGATAGAACCGATGTACTTACCGATTAAATAATCATCAGTTTCATACACGTCCAGTGCATTATAATTTCTATCTGTTAGTGTGAAAATCATATATACGCTTCACGTCCTCTCAATGTAATTTTAGGTACTGCAGAAAAATCACTGTACGCTAAATAAAAAGTGCTCTTGCCAGGAGGTGCTGTTATTGTTGTGCTAGCTGGATCTCGATATTGTAAATAATTAACATCGTTAATCTCACAAAAAATATTCTGTCCTTCTTGCCAATATTTCAAAATATCGCCATTACTAAATTTATTAGGAATATCTTGCCAGTACTCAACATTATGTTTCACTAATCTGATAGCTCTTATTAAATTATTTGTGATTGATGGATTAGTCTTGTAAGCTGCTCCATACCATGTAACAAAATGTAGTTCTTTATTTGGATTAGATAACTTAAACTTCTGCATTGTTTTAGTAGATGAATGTCTGAACGTGATATAGTCACCAATTTTTTCAACGATGAATGAATAACGTTCATCACTCATATTTTGATAGTAATCATTTGTATTCATACGTGACCACACGCGCTTACCTTCAACATAGAAAACTAAATCGGACTTTTCTTGAGCTGGATTGTTATCCTCAAATACAACTGAGGCAATGATGTTTCCAGAAGCATCTGCAAAAGAAACTGATTCATGTCCAACTTGTTTATGCTTGTTGGGTCCTCCACCATCAGTATTGAAGTCCATCCTAAAATCACTTCGCCAGTTAATTGGGTACTTACCGTTTTTATCAAGAGGAACAGTTTTCGTTAAAGATGGGCCATGCCAAGAATTACCAGTTCCATAATTGGTCGGTCTAACGAAGCCTAAAGGCTTATCTTTATACTCAACAGTACCAACTTGTTTCCTTTCTGGTGTGACTGGTGGTGTGTAACCATCATTTAATCTCCAACCTCTGTCAATATTAAAGTGATCATCAAATAATAAATCAGACTTATCATAAACATAGCCATCTACCTCTTCTACTGTACCCAACAATACTTTAGTAGACATGTCATCATTCTGAATACCTAAAAAGCCATTATCACTAGAGAATGAAGCTTCTAGCGATAATGACATAAGTTCAGTCCCTTTGTTGTCGATTAAGATATAGTTGTTTGTTCCTTCGTTTGTGTAGACTGATTCATCAATTGAGAATGATGCACCTTTGAATATTTCCCAATTAATTGTGCCTTCTTCTTCTAATATGTCCCCATCACTATTACTCACTTCGGGGAAAGCCCAATAGAATCTATCAGGTTGATCACCGAAAATAAGTTTCTTAGGTTCTCTTACATTTAATATTTTAGAGATACTTTCTTTTTTAGATAACAAATCACCAATCAAATAGTAATCCATTGCTATAATATACGAATCAGATTCAATACCTAAAAATTTCGAATATTTTTTATTTCTTATCGACTCTGAACGAGATTTATATTTTGGTCCAGGTAGTCGCTTTATCGATGTTACATATAAAAAATCAGATAACAGTTTATCATTAAATTTAACTTCAAAAACATCACTCATTACTTGCTCCTACCTTTCATAATAATATTTTTAGTTCTATTAGTTTTTTGATTTTCTGCATAAACGATATCAGCAATTTCAACACCAACTAATTTTTTATCCATCATAATAACTGAACTCTTCTGAAGAATTTGTTCTAAATAGTTTAAAATACTATCAACTCTACTGTTAAGTTCTGTTAAATCAATTAAATTTTGATTGACAATAGTTTGTTTTCCATGATTCGAATTAACACGTTCCAAATCTTTAACTAAAGTAGAATTCTTAGGAACTCCGACACCTTGAGCGTATCGAGGTACTCCCATTCTGTTCATGATTCTTTTAGTATCACTAGCTTTGATTACTTTAGTTCCAATTGGAGCATTAGGTATATAAACATCTCTACCTTTAGGGATAAATGCGGCTTTTCCTGGGAATTTAACTATCTCTTCATAAAGAGAACCCTTTTGGTCGTTTACAATCATGTCACCACCAGGATGATAATTTGTTCCTCTAAACGTTGGAATTGCTGTGTGACCTGTTCTACGACCTCTATACTCAACATCAATAACTACATTTTTACTGTAAACCTGAGCAATCGCATTCTTTGCTGCTTCTACTTCTCCGTAATTTGCTGTAGCATGTAAATGTTTAGCTCCGATTTTCTGCTCATTGTAATCAATAATTTTTCTTTGAGCGGCACTCACATTATTTACAGCATTTGTATTGTTAGCTAACAATATTTTTAAATCTTCTGGTAAAGCATTGTAGATGTCTAACGCTTGTTTTGTCTGCTCAACTGTTAGTTTAGCTGGATTGTCAGCAAGTAAAGTCTTTAATTCTGGTGGTAGTGAATTCCATTGATTTAATTTATCTGCTGATTCCATCATTTTATAAATAGCATCCGCATTTTCCACACCTAAAAGTTTTCTGTCAGCATTAAATGCATTCCACATACCCAACTCATTTATTGTGTCAAATAATTTAATCTTAGCTTCATCGTTATTTAGCAACAGACGTTTATCTTCTAAAGATAAAAATTGCCACTTATCAACTTCTCCCATCGCAATAGCTATCTCTTCTTTAGCGTTTGTGGTTAAGTCTGCATTCTTAGCAAGAAACTCTAACTGATTCCAACCATTCTCTGTTTGAGCTATCTCAACTAAAGTATCAGCCATATTGGTTTTAACTTCACCAGTTTTAGGGTCAAACGCTAGTTCATTCCAAGCTATGTCCGCTTCACTCATACCTTTAGCAAACATATCTAAGTTAGTTCCTGTTTTCTCTATACTGCTATTTACAAGAGCATTGACTTCATCTACTGTCCAACCATATTGCTCCCAAACTGTAGCCATACTTTCTATTGAATGACCTTGTTCTAATCTTAGTTTAGCAAGTCCTAGAACCATGGATTCGGTACTATTTTTGTGTTCCGTATCTAATTCTTTTAAAAGAGATATCTGCCTTTGGGTACCTTTTTCAGTACCTTCTAAAATAGCTTCTTGACTTTTTTTATAAGATTCTTGTTCTTTATTTAAAGCTTTGCTAACATTATTAGCCCTTGTTTCGAGTTCTTTATAACTGAATTTAGTTAAATCTTTTTGGTAGGCTGATTCAATAGCAATTATTTCGCCTTTTGTAAATCCAGCTAACTCTAATTGTTTAGCAGATAATTGTTTGTAATTTGCTTCAATGTATTGGCGTTCTTGATCAGAAATATCTCTAGTATTTTTACTTGCATTACTCAAAATAGTATTAATCTTATTAACCCTGTCTTGAGCTTGGTGAACTAATTGTTCACCATATTTTTTGTCGTTTTCTGCTTGTTGTTTCAGACTATCTTTTATAGGACCATCTTTCAGTTTTTCAGCATTTTTAGTTTGACGTTCATACTCTTTATCAATCGTTTTCTGGATAGACTCCACTATGTCTTGATTAGCTTGAATAGCCTTATCGGCTGAAGTTTTCACACCATCAGCATACTCATTGATATAACTTGTAGCTTTTTCTCTCAATTCGTAAGATTTCTCAATCACTTTATCTTGCTCTTTAGTTACTTCCGTACCCCACTTAGCACCTGCCAATTGATGATTGTCATAAGCTTTTTTACCTAGGTATAAAGCAGTGCCGACTGCAGCTATAGAGGCAACAGCTATTGTTGCTGGTCCAGCCAACGCTACCAATGATGTTCCTAACCCAGCTACTCCGCCAGTTCCTGCGGTGCCAGCTGCAACAGTTGCTGATTTACCAAATAAACTTAGTTTAGTAGCTCCGCCACCTAAAACAGTTGCTAAAGTTTCAGCGTT